TCACCAAAGGTTATGCCCGATACACAGCAAACTTTACCGCACCAACTGCGGCATTCCCCAACATTGGCCCCGTCTAAGGAACTACCATGCAAATTGCAATTTTGACAAGCCCCATCACAGTTGGCGACTATCGTGAACTGTTTGCCAATACATCTTTTCCCGCCAGTGGCCCAAGTGCTGAATTCTTGGCTGAAAACAATGCCAAAAAAGTCACTTTGTTTAAGGCCCATGACCGCCTGACGCAAAAATTGGTTTCTTGCGAAGCCTATGACGATGGTGAGTTTGTCTCGCTTGCCCAAGTGGCAGATTTAACGGCTGAAGAAATTCAGTCTGCCAAAGACTCTGCAATGGCCAACATTCGAGGTCAACGCAACCAGTTACTCAAAGACTCTGACTGGACTCAGATTGTTGACTGCACAGCAGACAAAACAGCATGGGCCTCATACCGCCAACAGCTGCGTGACTTGCCAGGCACAATTACAGACCCCCGCACCTTTGCTGATTGGCCTCATAACCCTGATTGGGTTGAAATGCCACTAATTTAGTAATAGAATGTTTCAAACTGTACTGGTGCAGCACACCAGGGAATCTTAGGATTCAAAAATGGACAATGAAAACTTAGCGGTAGTACCCGCGCCGGAACAGGAAGCAACGGCTGCCCCTGAACCCGAAGTTAATACGCCGGAAGTATCGACAGAGCAGACAGACCAGCCAGCGGAAAAAACTTATACGCAAGCTGAAATCGACGCAATGATCGGTAAGCGCCTCGCAAGAGAACAGCGCAAATGGGAAAGAGATCAGGCCACAAAGGCAGCGGAGACGCAAACTTTGAGGTCTATGCCAGCGGAAGCACCGAGTGCTGACAGTTTTGTAAACCCTGAAGACTATGCGCAAGCATTAGCACTTCAGAAGGCCCAAGAACTTGTCGCCCAACGTGATGCCGCAAAGCAGCAAGCCGAGATCATGGAGGCTTATGCCGACAGTGAGGAAAAGGTCAGGGATAAATATGACGACTACGATCAGGTAGCCCGTAACCCTAACGTGCCCATCACCGAGGTAATGGCTGAAGCGATTTATGAATCTGACATTGGCCCCGAAGTAGCTTACTACTTAGGTTCTAACGTCAAGGAAGCGGCAAGAATCGCCCGTTTAACGCCTTTCATGCAGGCCAAAGAGATTGGAAAGATTGAAGCCAGATTGGCCTCTGATCCTCCGGTCAAAAAAACTTCAAACGCGCCAGCACCGATTAGTCCGGTAACAGCACGTTCAAACGGCGCTCCGAGCCATGACACGACTGACCCACGGTCAATCAAGTCCATGACAACCTCGCAGTGGATCGAAGCTGAACGTGCCCGCCAGATGAAAAAGTACGAAGCGCAACGCAACCGCTAATTTTTTGAAAGGACTAACATGTCTAATAGTATTCTGACGATTGACATGATCACCCGTAAGGCTCTCGAAATTCTTGAGAACAACTTGGTGATCACCCGTAACGTAAACCGCCAATATGACGACTCTTTCGCTGTTGAAGGCGCAAAGATCGGCTCTACACTGCGTATTCGTTTACCTGACCGTGCCTTGGTAACTGACGGCGCCGCCTTGCAAGTTCAAGACGACAACGAGCAGTTCACCACATTGACTGTTGCTTCACAAAAGCACATCGGTGTTAACTTTACATCTGCTGAATTGACCATGCAATTGGACGACTTCGCAGAGCGTGTGTTAAAGCCTCGTATCAGCCAGTTGGCATCTTCCATTGATGCAGACGTGGCCAATGCGTACAAATCCATCGGTAACACCGTTGGCACGCCTGGCACTACGCCCTCAACTTCTTTGGTCTTGCTCCAAGCCCAGCAGAAGTTGAACGAAAACGCCGCTGTGATGAACCCCCGTTACGCCACCGTCAACCCAGCTGCTAACGCTGGTTTGGTTGAAGGCATGAAGGGTTTGTTCAATCCTACAGACACCATCAGCAAGCAGTTCAAGAACGGCATGATGGGCACTGGTGTTCTCGGTTATGACGAGATCAACATGTCTCAGTCTATCAAGCAGCACACAACTGGCTCTCGCGTTGCTACTGGCAACTCTGTGACCACCACTGTGTCTTCTGAAGGCGCTGCGAGCATTGCTTTGACCATCGGCTCTGGCCTGACAGTTAAAGCTGGTGACGTGTTCACTGTTGCTGATTGCTTTGCTGTGAACCCACAAACCCGTGAATCCACTGGTTCGTTGTTCCAGTTCGTTGCTTTGGCTGACGCCACTGCCAGCGGCACTGCAATCGTTGTGACTGTTGCTCCTATTTACACATCTAACAATGCTTTGGCCACCGTTGACAGCTTCCCTGTCTCTGGTAAGGCTGTTGTGTTTGTGGGTGCTGCATCTAGCCAGTACGCTCAGAACTTGGTTTACCACAAGGATGCCATCACGTTTGCCACTGCTGACTTGTTGTTGCCACAAGGCGTCGACATGGCTGCACGCGCAGTTCACAACGGTATCAGCTTGCGTGTTGTTCGTCAGTACGACATCAACAACGATCGTATGCCTTGCCGTATTGACGTTTTGTACGGTTTCAGCACAATTCGTCCACAAATGGGCTGCCGCATCTGGGGCTAATCTGATTGGGGCTTCGGCCCCTTTCGTCTTAACATCTTTTTAAGGAAATTATCATGGCATTACCTAATGGCGCAGGCGGTTACCAAGTTGGTGCAGGCAACCGTCAAGAAACTATCATGGGCGCAATGGCCGCCCCTCAGACAGCTACGGCTACTGCAACCCTAACGGCAGCGCAAATTGTCAATCAGATGCTGGTGGCTAACCCCTCCGCAACTGCTGCGACATACACGTTGCCTTTGGGCACAGCAATTGACGCTGCTGTTCCTAACGCTACTGTTGGCAGCACATTTGACTTGTCAATTGTGAACATCGGCACATCCTCTGGCGCAGTGACTTTGGCTGTTAATACTGGTGTAACTGATGGCGGCAACGCTTTGGTTGCTATCGCTATTACAACCAGCCAACTGTTCCGCTTCCGTAAGACCGGCGACGGTACTTACGTTGTGTATCGTTTGGGCTAAATAATGGGGGCTTCGGCCCTCATTTTTAAAGGAACAATCATGGCCAATTCCAAACCCGTAGGTGTCGCGTATTCTGATCCAGAACTTGTTGCTGGAACTACCATTACTGGCGCTGAAATTACTGCATCTACTTTTAGCGGCACGCTTACTTCAACTGCTACAACTGGCGCTACTGTGGCTAACGCTACTGCTGGTCTGTACTTTTTGACTACCGCTATTACTGCAAACGTGACAACAACCACTGTACCCGTCGGCTCAATTGCAACTACAACTAATGCTACTGGCACTGGTAAGTTGTTTATTTCTGACGGTTCTAAATGGCAATTTGCCGTAGTCGCTTAAACCAAAAGGGGGCTAATCACCCCCTTTCTATTATGAACATTACAATGATTCACCCTGTCCATGGCGCCAAAATTGCAACCATGGATTTAGAAGCTGAAGCAGATGAAAAAAATGGCTGGATTCGTTATAATTCAGACACGCCTGTTCAGGTGGCTCCAATAAACACATTGGAGATTAAGCGCCGCCGTAAATCGGTAGAGGAAGCAACTGAAGGAGTCTGAACATGGCAACGTATACCGCTGGCGATCAAATCAACCGCGCTTTGCGCTTGTTAGGTATATTGGCCGAGGGTGAAACGCCCTCCGCATCTATGTCGCAAGACGCCTTAATGGCGCTCAATCAGATGATTGACAGTTGGAACACTGAGCGTTTGTCAGTGTTTTGCACAGAAGATCAAGTCTTTACTTGGCCTGCAAGTCTTATCAGCCGCACTCTTGGCCCAACAGGTGACTTTGTAGGCAACCGCCCTATTTTGCTTGACGATGCAACTTACTTTAAAGCGCCAAGTGGCGTGTCGTATGGCATCAAAATGATCAATCAACAGCAGTACAACGGTATTGCTGTTAAGACTGTGACGTCTACATTCCCACAAGTTATGTGGGTCAACATGACGTTTCCTGATATTGAGATATACCTTTACCCAAGGCCCACACAAAACTTAGAGTTTCATTTTGTGTCGGTGCAAGAATTAGACAGACCTGTTAATTTGTCAACGGTTTTGCATTACCCGCCTGGCTATCTGCGGGCGTTTACCTACAATTTGGCTATGGAGTTTGCCCCCGAGTTTGGTGTTGAGCCAAGCCCACAAGTGCAGCGCATTGCCATGACGTCTAAGCGCGATCTAAAGCGCATTAACAACCCAGATGATGTGATGGCACTGCCTTACGCATTGGTGGCAAACCGCCAGCGTTTCAACATCTATGCCGGTAACTATTGATGAAAACGCCAATTCTTGGCTCAAGCTACGTTGCCCGCAGCATCAATGCTGCCGACAACCGCATGATCAATTTGTTTCCAGAGGTTATACCTGAAGGCGGCAAAGAGCCTGGATTTCTGAACCGCGCCCCAGGCTTGTTATTTCAAAAGACTGTAGGCACTGGCCCCATCCGCGCATTGTGGGCGCATCAGACCAACGGCGCAGACTTTTACGTTGTCTCAGGCACTGAGGTTTACAAGATGACTAGCCTGACGGCCACGCCAGTCAAACTAGGCGACGTGGCTGACGGCGGCCCTGTATCCATTGCTGACAATGGCACGCAGCTGTTCTTTGCCTGTAACGGCCCAAGCTACATTTACAACGAGTCAACCAACGAATTTAAGCAGATTACAGACCCTGACTTCCCAGGCGCTGAGACTGTGGGTTATTTGGATGGTTACTTTGTTTTCAACGAACCCAATAGCCAGCGCGTATGGGTCACGGCGCTCTTGGATGGGTCATCGGTAGACCCACTTGATTTTGCAAGCGCTGAAGGCTCTCCAGACGGCTTGGTGGCGGTCAACGTCGATCACCGCGAAGCGTGGCTGTTTGGGACTGACTCGGTTGAGGTCTGGTACGACGTGGGCGGCACTGACTTTCCTTTGCAACGCATCCAAGGCGCGTTTAACGAAATTGGCTGTGTGGCCGCATTCTCTATTGCCAAACTAGACAACAGCCTGTTCTGGCTTGGCACTGACGCCCGTGGCCAAGGCATTGTCTACAAGGCCAACGGCTACACCGGACAAAGGGTTTCTACCCATGCTGTTGAGTATGCCATTGCCCAATACGGCAATATCTCTGACGCATTGGCTTACACCTACCAGCAAGAAGGCCACGGCTTTTACGTCCTGACTTTCCCAAGCGCCAATGCAACTTGGGTCTATGATGCGGCCACGCAAGCCTGGCATGAACGCGCAGGGCTGGTCAATGGCCAGTTTACCCGCCACCGTTCCAACTGCCAGTGCAACTTTGGTGGTAACACTGTTGTTGGTGACTTTGAAAACGGCAACATTTACACGCTTGACTTGGATGTCTATTCTGACAATGGTCAAGCCCAAAAGTGGCTGCGCTCATGGCGTGCCCTGCCTACTGGCCAAAACAACCTAAACCGCGCTGCACATCACAGCCTGCAATTAGATGCTGAGACTGGCGTGGGCTTAAACGGCCTGACAAATGACACAAACGTGTTTTTGGTGACTGAGGCTGAAGACAACTTGATCACCGAAAGCGGTGACTTTATCTTGTCGTCCATTACTCAAATACCAATTGCCCCGCCACAGGCCATGCTTCGCTGGTCAGACGACGGCGGCCACACATGGTCAAGCGAACACTGGACATCTATGGGGCGCATTGGCGAGTATGGCCACCGCACCATTTGGCGTCGCCTTGGTATGACTTTAAAACTGCGCGACAGGGTTTATGAGGTGTCAGGCACTGACCCCGTTAAATTGGCCATCGTAGGCGCAGAACTACACGCAAGCCCAACAAATGCTTAACACCACGCAAATCCCTGCCCC